TCTTAAACATGTACTCCTATGCAATTCATGATATTGTTAACAAAAGGCAAGGAGGCTTGGCCTTGAATATAGATAAGCCTAATTAATACTATATTTATAGGCAAATTATTGCTATATGACAATAGATATTTGCAAGTAGAAAGGAAACCATGTCAACCAAAGTAAATTTTAAAGCCCTTAGACCATTTGGTCCTACTATTTTACAAGGTCAGTTACCAAAAGATATTATTAAAATTTTAGATGATGAAGCAACAAAACTTTTGGAAGTTGATGCATTAGCTAAGGAATGGGATCACTCAATGCATTTAGCAGGTAATGTTAAACAAGAAGTACGCTACCCTCCTAATTTTTTAAACTCACCTGAATTTTCTCCAGTTTTAAATGCATTACAAATTATTGTTCAACAATATATTTCAATACCTCCTGCTTCTGATACCATAGCTGTAAAAGACGTAGGAACAATGAGTATTTCAAGCATGTGGATTGTATCGCAATTTGCAGGTGATTTTAATCCTATACATGTACATGACGGTGAACTATCGGGTGTTATTTACACAAGAATACCAAAAGATCTTAAAGAAGAATATAAAAAAGAAGACCATTTCCCATGTGTAGGTGATATACATTTTATGTGCGGTCAAGCTGCTAAATTTAGTGGTCATAATTTTCAAGCCACCCCTAAAGTTGGAGATATATTTTTGTTTCCAAGTTGGTTGTCACATGGAGTATATCCATTTAGAACTCCTAATCAAGAACGCAGATCAATGTCATTTAACATTGATTTAAAAAGAAAGCCCTAGTGTTAAGAGCTCATAAGAATAATAAAAAAAATAATTTTATTGCTGGTTGGTATATTGAAGATCCTTTTATTTGTGACAACATGATAAAATTTTTTGAACAAAATTCTAGTTATGTAGAAAGAGGGGGTATGGGTGATGGTGAAATAGATTTAAATAGAAAAAACTCTTTTGATCTAGGTTTTAACAGTGATGATAATAGAGAGCCTTTGATATCTTATAAAAAAATTTTAAGTGAAGTTTTAGAATTGTACAAAGATAAATATGAATATTGCAGCAAACAGCAAAGAGAATGGGGTTTGTATGAGGGATATAATATACAGAAATACCCAAAAGGTGGAGGTTATCCAGGATGGCATACTGAAAATAATGGTTTTCATATTAACAGACATTTGGTCTTTACTACTTACTTAAATGATATTTTAAAAAATGGTGAGACTGAGTTTATGTATCAGAAGTTAAAAATAAAACCAGAAAAAGGACTAACATTAATTTGGCCTGCTACTTGGGAATACACGCATCGTGGTAACATTTGCCCTGATCAAGAAAAATATATTACAACTGGGTGGTATTCATATAGAAATGATTGATATAAACAAAGTTCCAATGGTCCGTGTGACGTGGCTCGATGCCCGTGATACAGAGACAGGATGGCTTGATATAAAAGAAGTTATGAACGCTCCGTTGGCCGTGTGCCAAGAAGTAGGGTGGATGGTACATAACGGTCCTGAAAAAATAATTATTATGCGTTCTTATAGTAAAGACAAAGATGAAGTATCAGGTGGTGGCGCTATCGCTATACCTAAAGACTGGTTAAAGAAAATAGAATATTTAAAGGTAGATTATGCAACACAATAAAAACACAGAGTTTGTCATGTATGTAGATAATTTTTTAGATGATAAAACTTTAAAAGATCTTCAACATACTTTTGTAAATATAAAATATGAAGATGTTACTATGGATAGTGGTCATTATTATGGTAAACGTCATACTTTTCATGGGGAGCATCATAAAGACGATCCTTTAGTTAAACTTATAAAACAGTTTTTTTATCCTAACAGAAATTTAAAACCCATCTCAATACATGCACACATGAGAAATAACGAGAAAGAACCTTTGTTTCATAAAGACATTGAAAATGGTTGTGTAGCTAATTTTCTTTTATTTATAAAAGGTGAGCCCCTTTTAAATAACGGTACAGGTTTTATGAAAAATGATTCATTATCTGCTCACATTGGTTTTGTTGAGAATAGAGCTATTTTTTTTAATGGAGCTAAAATAATGCACAGTGACTTACAATCTTTTGGAGACAGCTCCCCAAGGTACACATTAAATATGTTTTTAAAAGAAAATGAGTAAAATATTTATTGGCACTCCTTGTTATGGTGGAATGATAACGGCGGATTATTTTAAAAGCTGTTTACAACTTACAGCTGTAGCCGCATCTAAAAAAATAGAATTACAGTTTGGAACAATTGGTAATGAGTCTTTAATAACTAGAGCTAGAAACACATTGGTGCAGCTATTTATGGATGATGAACAGTACACTCATCTATTATTTATTGATGCTGATATATCTTTTAATCCTGAAAGCGTTATGCGAATGATTGATTTGGACGAAGAAATTGTTACAGGAGTATATCCTAGAAAAACAATTGATTGGAGAAAAGTAAAAAGTAGAGTTTTACAAAACCCAAAAATAAGTGAGGATGAACTTCTTGCTGCTTCTTTGGAATACAATTTAAATGTAGTGAATCCACAAAAAATTAAAGTAAAAAAAGGATTTATTGAAGTATTAGATGGAGCCACAGGTTTTATGCTTATTAAAAGAAGTGTGTTTAAAAAAATGGCTTTAGCTTACCCTGAATTAAAATTTGTCCCTGACCAGCATTTAAACGCCCCTCATGATAAATCTTTTGATTATCACAAGACATCCAAATGGAATTATACATTTTTTGATACAATGATAGATCCAGACAACAAAAGATATTTATCTGAAGATTATGCTTTTTGTCGTTTATGGCAGAAAATTGGCGGTAAAGTATACGCTGACATAGCGAGTGGCCTTACACATTATGGTAATTACTCTTTCAAGGGTAATGTCGGCACTCAATTCTTGCCAGAAAACAATAAATAATTTAGTATACTTTGACATGAAATTAGTCGATTTAAAGTTTCAACCAGGTATAGATAAACAGGATACTGCTTATTCAGCAGGAGATGAACGTAAATATGTTGACTCTAATTTTGTTAGATTTCATTATGGTAAACCTGAAAGATGGGGTGGCTGGACATATTTAAGTCAGGAGTCAATAGTCGGTGTAGTTAGAGATACACATTCATGGGTTAGTTTAACTGGTATAAGGTATCTTGCATTAGGCACTGATAGAAAATTGTATCTTTACACAGATGGATCTATAGTTGATATTACACCTATTAGAGAAACAGAAGCTTTAACAAATCCTTTTACAACAAATGGTACAACAGCAGTCACAGTAGCAGACACAGACCACGGTGCAGCTCAAGGAGACTTTGTAACCTTTGATTCTTTTTCTGCAATTGATGGTTTAGATATGAATGCAGAGTTTGAGATTACATCAATAACAGACGCAAATAATTATATAGTAACACACACCAGTTCAGCTTCTGGGTCAACATCTGGAGGTGGTGGCACTGGTAATGCTAACTATCAAATAAGTATAGGTCCTGGTAATTCAACTTATGGATATGGGTGGAGCACAGGAACTTGGAGTCTTAGCACTTGGAACACACCAAGATCAACATCTACAGTAGTTTTAGACGCAAGAAGTTGGTCTTTAGATAATTTTGGTGAAGATCTTATAGCTACAGTTTTAAACGGGGGTACTTTTGTTTGGGACACCTCTTCAGGAACTTCAAACAGAGCTACTGCTGTATCAAATGCACCAACTGCATCAAGGTTTAGTTTAGTATCTACTGACACTAGACATTTATTATTATTTGGAACAGAAACAACAATAGGTGATGTATCAACGCAAGATGATTTATTATTTCGTTTTTCTGACAGAGAAGACGCTACTGATTACACACCAGTAGCAACAAATGAAGCTGGATCACTTAGAATTACAGACGGCTCTAAAATTGTAGGCGCTGTTAAATCTACTGGTCAAATGTTAGTTTGGACAGACACATCACTTCACGGCATTCAATTTGTTGGTACACCTTTTACTTTTGGTCTTAGACAGCTTGGCGCTAACTGCGGGTTAGTTGCACAACATGCTGCTGTTGAAGTAAATGGTAGAGCTTACTGGATGTCAGACAATGCCTTTTATTTATTTGATGGTGTCGTTAAAAAAATGCCATGTTCCGTTCAAGATTATGTTTTTGATGATTTAAGTTATGTTAACAGAACAGAAATATCATGTGGTATAAATACAGCTTTTAATGAAATTATTTGGTATTATCCATCAAGTTCATCAACTCAAATAGATAGAGCCGTAGCTTATAACTATTTGGAAAACATTTGGTATACTTTAAATTTACCTAGAACAACTTGGCTCGGTGCTTATGTATTTGAACAGCCAATTGCTACAGAGTATAGCACTTCTCTTACCTCTAATACATCTACAATATTAGGATTAACCGCAGGTGCTTCTTATATCTACGAACATGAATCAGGTAATAATCAAGCAGATGGTTCGGCTATTTCTGCTTTTTTAACATCAGGTTCTGTTGAAATAGCAGACGGTGATGAGTTAATGTCTGTAAGTAAATTGGTGCCAGATTTTGATAATCTTAGTAACAACATGACAGCAACATTAACTTTAGAACAGTATCCACAATCTGCAGCTAATGTAACTACAACAGGATCTATTTCTAGTACAACAGAAAAAATTGATGTAAGAGGTAGAGGTAGAGCGGTTAAAATTAAATATGAAACCAACACAGTTGACGATACAGCTTGGAGACTTGGATCTACAAAGCTACAACTTAGACCAGATGGAAGAAGATAATGGCAAAAATTAATATTACTAGACTACCAAATGCTACACCAGAGTATGATGAGGGTCAGTTTGATCTAACAATACAACTTTTAGAACAAATTGTTTTTTTACTTAATACAAACTATCAGCAAGATTTAAGAGAAGAAGCTCAATCGGAAGGGTTTTTTCTTGGCTAATACTTTTAAAAGTGCAATGGTAGATGTATCTACTACAGATTTAACAACTGTTATTACAGTTCCTACTGCCGATCCTGGTGCATCTCCACCAGTTCCGCCTACTACGGATGTAGTAAAATCTCTTTTAATTTGCAATGACTCTGGTAACACAACTTTAGTTGATGTTGAAGTTGTCCGAGGTGCTGCAACCTTTGAAGTATTCAAAGCAAAGAGTGTTGCTACAAACACAACAACAGAATTATTAACACAACCTTTAGTTTTACAAGAAAGTGATGTTATGAAAGTTCAAGCTAACGCTGCTAATCAAGTACATATCATAGCAAGTTTCATGCAAATAACAAAAGGAGAACTATAAACTCTTGATACAAAGTATAAAAATTTTACAAATTCCTACTGAAATTATTGATGAACTAGAGAATTGGAAAAAAGAATGTGATAAAATTAAAAATCACAAATTAAGTGATTTAAAATCTCACGACAACGTAGGTACATCAACAAATTATTATCAAACAAGTGTGCCTGAAAATTTAATTAGTTCTTCTTATTGGCTTGCTTTCACATTACGGTCATGTGCTAAATTATTTTTAGGTAGTCACAGAGATTATTTTATTAGAAAATGGGATGGTCATTTTGATAATTATGATGTTTGGATAAATTATTCTTATAAAGGTAATTATAACCCAAAGCACAAACACAGTGGTTTTTTATCTGGCATTATTTATCTTAACAATCAAGAGGATACAGTTTTTCCAAACAATAATTTTAAGTATAGAGGAGAAAAAGGTGATATGTTATTATTTCCATCAGACACTCTTCATCAAGTAAATGTTCAAGAAAAAGATTATGAGAGAGTTACATTTGCTTTTAACATTAATAGGAGAGATATATGAATGATTCAAAACTTAACTTACATTCTTTTTTTATTACCCCTGTGTTTTCATTTCCTTTAGAGGGTTATTTACATTTAAAAGATGAAATAATTGAATTTAAAAAAGAAGATCAAATAGGTATAAAAGGTAGAAGCACCAACGGAGGTTGGCACAGTAAAGATAATTTACACACACATCCAAGTTTTAGTGAATTAAAAAGTGAAATATTTAATTTTGCTGATGAAGCTTTTGTGCATTTAGGAGTACAACAACATTTCTCACCTGAAATAACAGGAATGTGGGGTATAATTAATCCTCCAGGATCTAGTAATAAATTACACAATCACCCTTATAATTTTTTGTCTGGCGTGTATTATTTACAAGTTCCAGAGGATAGTGGTCAAATAATTTTTCATGATCCTAAAGCTCAAGCGGAAGTTTTATCACCTCCAAAAGTAGAAAATCATAGCATTCACGTAGCTCACAGAGTTAATTTTAAACCACAAAATGGAACTTTATTGTTGTTTCCTTCTTATTTAAACCATGAAGTAGAGGAAAATAATTCACAAGACGATAGAATTGTAGTAAGTTTCAATATTCATTTTACAAGGAGATAAAAATGCCAATTGTCGAACCAGCAGAATTATTAGGTCATATTACAACAGAAGATGGAAGAAAAATTCCACACTATAAAGTAAAAACAGAGACTACACTTACAAACGTAGATACAGGTGACGAGTATGAATCAGAAGAAAAAGCTCAAGCTGATATTGATAATCCAGAAACATCTACAACTGCTGAAAAAATTAGAAGAGACGTAAAAGTATTCGCCCCTTCTTTAGCAGATATGTTGGGTGTAACTCCTGATTAATTAAGCGCTACAAGCTTCACATTCCATATCAGAATCTAAACCTGTCACCATAACAGTCGCATCGGAGTTATGTGGCTTACCTTGAATTGTATGTATATGAGGACCTTTTTTATGTTCTAATAATTCTTTTTGTAGTTTTTCGTTTTCTCTTTCCACTGCTAATAGACGTTCGTGGTAACGACTCACCTTATCAGCAAGGGTAGCTATAGCCTTCAATACTTCTTGATTTTCCATAATATCTCCTTGATTTATAATTTTTGGGTGAGATCTAATTTAAACATGTGTGCAGAATATAT